GACGGATCAACTCTGCATGCTAATACGACTAATTATGAAACTTTAGTTACTGATAATAATGATATTCCAAATAAAAAATATGTTGACGATGCAGTCGCTACAGAAAGCATTTGGGATAGAACTAGAACTACAGTTACATTACAAAATGCTGGCGATACTACAGAGCTTGACGCAACTGGTGGACTTCAATTTTCAGGTGGTGGTCAAAATGTAACAGCTATTTCTATTGATGGGACTTTTACAGGGGCTGTTGATACAGCTGTTGTCACACAATTAGCTATCAAAACCTATGTAGATAATCATAGCACAAACGGTGTATGGACAAGAACAGGAACAGATGTAACGCTAACAAATGCTGGCGATACAGTTCAATTTGATGCAACAGGTGGAATTCAATTTGGTGCAGGTGGTCAAAATATAGTTGAATTTTCTACCGATGGAACTTTAGTAGATAATTCTGATACGGCTCTCCCCACTGAGCAAGCTGTAAAGACATATGTTGATGCTCATACAACAAATGGAATGTGGACTGAGACTGGAACTCTTATAAGTGTTTCTACAGCAGGTGATACCTTAGATTTAGGAACCGCCAAAGGAATATATTTATCTGAATCTTCAATTGTAGATGTAGTGGCTGCAACAGGAATTCCAAATGTTGATTTTGATGTAATATATATCCGATCTTCAACAGCTGGTGAAACTACTATAACAGCTAATCCTCAAATTCCAGTTCCTTCTGATAGCGCATCAAAAAAAGTTATTTTTATAGGAACTGATAATACGAAAACCGTAACTTTTGTAAATGGGAATGGACTTGCAACAGCGGGTGGCCAACCTTTTACATTAGGATTGAATGATATGATTGTTTTTGTTTATTCCACAGTTAATAGCATTTGGGTAGAGCAATCAAGATCAGATAATAGTTAATTGGAGATATAGAAATGCCAGATTTAGGACATGATAATGATTATAAATTTGTCAAAGATGCCGAAATGGCAACTGGCAAATTCTATAAATATGAAAGCTCAACTGTTTTTACCGATCCATTGCAAGTTGTTACAAAAGAATATGTAGATTCAGCTCCTTTTGCAGATTTATCTCAAGAACAATTTTTTTGTGTAGGGAAAGCTGGAAATGATTCAAATAACGGTAAAAGTGAAAATGAATGTTTATTAACAATTGGAGCTGCGATTGCAAAAGCAGCGGCCCAATTACCTACTTTTGGAAATCAATTTAATATTAGAATAATTGATGGTGGTCTTTATTCTGAGAATATTACAATACCTGAGTTTGTACATGTAACTGGACCAGGGGCACGAATAGAGGGGACTGTAACTACAAATGCGGTTAACCCATCTAGTTTGCTTATTGGCGAATTGGCAACTCCTGTCGGAGGTGCTCCAGCATTAGTGTTAAATACGGCAGCAGCTTCTCAATTTTCATTAAGAATTATTAGTCGTTTAGATGTTGAAAATGGACCTGGAATATCAGGTACAGGAGCTCTTGCAGATGCATATATACATAGAATATTCGCATTAAATCATTCTATTGTATCACCAACTTACAGAGGAGAATTAAATTTATTTTGTAATATGATAGATTGTTCAAATACAACAACTACTACGTCTTTCGATTTAAATCATGCTATATTGAATTTAACTGCTAATTTTGTTCTTAATGAAGATGGGGTTATTTTTAAAGCAAGTAATGGTGCAAGTTTCTTTATAAAAGCAAACAGAATAATCTCAACAAGTAACAAGATTTATGAGTTAACAGATGCTAGTGATTTATTATCATTGCAAACAGAATATTTTGAGGAAGGACTTACTTCTACAGCTGTTGTAAATGCAGATTATGCCGTTACTATAGGATTTAATGATGCTGATTTAAAAGGACGATATAGTTCTAATAATGGATTGGTAATTGATTCAGATACAGTATTTCCAAGTGCTAGAGAAATTATTTACTCTTCTCATCCTACATTTACCTTAGATACACAACTTGTTGATAAACAATATGTAGATGAACATACATCAAATAGCATATGGGAAGAAGATGTCCCAGGTAATCAAATAAAACCAAAAGATGATGGTCGTAATTTGAATATGTTATCGGGGGGTTATAAGGATGATAATGTAACTACTCCTAAGACTTTAGGAGATATTAATAATTTAAATTTTAATACTAATAATCAAACTATATTAGGTTCGCCAAATGAAATTTTAACTAATATTTTAAGTGCAGGATATTTTTCAGGTGGTGCAATTCAAGATAATTTGGATGGTACAGTAAGTGTTGCTGGAGGTGCTGGTTATCTTAGAAATCTTAATTCTCCTACTGCAGTTTTAGCATATTTTTCTTGGTCTACCAATCCTTCTATGTCTTTGGTAGATAATAGTCAAAATTATATTTATGTAGATTATGCTGGTGGGTTTCCTGTATTAAATGTAACTACAAATGGTGCTTTGATTACTGATAATGAAAATACAGTTTTTGAACTTTATTCTGTTTTTAGAGAAGGTACAGAATTACATATTACTGATCAAAAACACTTTAGTAATGACGCTATATCTTTGGTTCAAAAACGGTTATATGACATAAGTGAACTTTATTATGCTGCAGGTCTTGTTATTAGCGGAACAGGCACACGAAATGTATTTGTAGGAGCCGGAACTATCTGGGTCAAATTAAATAAACTTCCAATAAGCGAAATTGATACAAGCACAGGTGATAATTTTGATAGGTATTATAGAGATGGAGTAGGAGGTTTTACAAAACAAAATAATGTAACACAGTGGGATAATAATAATTACGACGATGGAAGTGGAACATTAGTAAATATGACTGCTGATAGATGGGCGAATCAATTTTTTTATATAGAAAGCGATGGCAGTCTTGTTTCATTATATGGTCGCGATCAATATACAGCTGAAGCATTAGCTAAAGGAGAAGGAAGACCTCCAGAAGTTCCTGCACGTATAGCGAGTCATGCTTTATATATTGGAAGAGTAACTTTTGAAACAGGTGCTACGATAGGCGATTTTCAAACAGCATTTGAAGATACAACTGGATTAGCAACAGTTCAAAACCATGATGAATTAGGCGCCAGAGATTTACCAACTAATCATATAAATGCTGCATATTTGCCAGGCCGTGACGGTGGCCAAAAATTAAATGGTGGTACTCAGCCTAGTGAAAATCTAACTTTAGTATCTACAATAGATAGTACAAAAGGTGATGTAATTATATCTAACGATTTTAATAATTTTACTTTTAGGTTTCAACCTGGTGAAAATCAAATACTTACGTCGTTAGCGAATTCTGCTTTTCAAGCTTCTTCTACAGATTCATCGACTAATTTAATAGTAAGAGGAAATGGTACTGGTAATGGTAGTTTATCTATTCAGCATGGGGATGGTACAGACTCTGAATGTTTAACTACTGCTTCTGGGACTTCGATAACTAAAACCTTTGGAACTAATGTTACAAATTATATAACAGAAGGTTCTACAGATACTAATTTAATAAATACGGATATTACAAATGATCAGGTAGGAATTGGAATTGTTCCACAAAGTAAATTTCATGTAGATGGTGAAGTAAGAATTGGTCAACCAGTAGATAATGGTGTTGGAAAAGTAAGAATTCAAGGAACTGCCTCTGTTCCTGCTGAAACTGGAATGTATTTTCAAACTACTGAAGACCAATATCCAGTTTATGGGGTTTTACCATTTAATCATACAAACAATTACCTTCTTTGGGATTGTTATTTTGATGGAGCATTTAAATCAAGCAATGTTAATAGTAATTATTTACATTTTAAAACTAATGCCGGTATTTTTATGTTTGGAAATACAGGATCAGCGCAAGGCTCTACAATTACAGGGTGGAGTATTGTATATAGATTAGATGCTGCTACAAACCAAGTCTTTCTAAATACGGGTGCAGGTGTTAATGATATTAGTACAGATGACACAATGGCATCTCCTTCAAATACACAATTAGCTACCAGTTTAGCGATTCAGCAACATGTAGAAAAACATTTATTAAATGGCATATGGCAACGGCTTCCGGGCCCTACAGATACTATCTTTCCAAACCCAAATGCTGATGTTTTAAATATGGAAGGTGTAGAGCTTTGGGTTGGTAGGACATCTGCTAATACAGTTGTTTCTGGTGAATATGCGTCTTATGTAAATTTAGGACCAGTTGCCCAACCTGCTTTTACATTTGATGCTCCGGGTAAGTTTTTTGTAGTTGTTACAGCTCCAAATGGAGATGATGGGGCATTTGATATGGTAATAGTTAGAACATCGCCAATTTTAGCATTACAAGTTGCAATTAGTGGATTAGTAAATTGTGCCGTAGCTGTGACTGCCCCGGGAGTATATCAAATTACAGTGGGAACCTATTCTCCTGATTATATTTTAAGGATCAATTTAACAAGTGGAGTGGCCACCATGGAAACATTCATTGGAATTGCAACTGGTACTACAGAATTACAAACTACAATTTCTTCATTTAATTAGGAGATAAAATATGACTGATTTAGGGCATGGGAAATTATTAAAAGTAACTAAAGATTTCGATAGGCTTTCCCCTTTAAAATATGATGGGGCGCCTTCTTTAACTCTCGATGATGAATTAGCTACGAAAGGTTATGTTGATAATGCTGCAGGAGGATCAGCTGATCAAGAAGTATTGCCTGTTACTACTCCAGGGCAGACCGCCTTCACATTAAGTCAAACGCCTTCTGGAACGGATGCATTCGGATTATTTCTAAATGGACAATTGCGATTAAATCCGACTGATTATAGTTTTAGCGGAACTGCTTTAACATGGAATAATGCTGGAATTACTTTACAAACAACTGATCAATTAATTGCTTGGTATAATTTTTCTTCTCCAGCTATTCCTATATTTGACAAACAAAATATTTATTATGTAAATAAAGCGGGAAATGATACTAATGGTGGAAAAAGCGATGATGATCCTCTACTAACAATTGGACAAGCAATTACATTAATTAATGCATTAACAGGTGGAGATATTCCCAGTCAAACCAATAGATATGTAATTAAAATTATCGGAGGAGGTCAATATACTGAAGATTTTACCTTACCAAATTGGGTAACACTAGATGCCCCAGCTATAGTACTTAAAAGTAATGTGATAGGAAAAAATGGGGGCACAATTATAGTAAATGATTGGTTTAAACCAACGACAGGAGATAGAATAAATTTACAAATCACAAGCCCAACTAATGGATTTAATGTTTTTGTAAAGAATTTTTTTCAATGTGCTGATAATGGAGGAATCAAGCATACAAGTACAGGTCCAGTATATTTTAGTGCAACACAAATTTTGTGTGATGCCCCTCTTTTACCAGCCGGAAATACAGGTAATATGTATATAAATTTTGATGAAATTTTTAGCGCTGGTCCTTCTGTGATTGTCTATAACAATCTTGGTAATCTTTATATGAAAGGTAATAGAATTAGACATACTAATTTTGGAGCTCCTACATCTGTATTTTCATTACAAGGAGCTTGTTTTATAAAAATTATAGCTAACGATTTATATAGCGAAAATGATAAGATTTATTCGGTTCAATCTGGTCCAGTTTTAGATTTTGAATGTAATACACTAAAAGAAGGAAGTGCTTCTATTGTATCTGGTGCAAATGTTAATTCAAGAATTACACGAAACGATAATGATAAATTATTACTTCGTAATGATACTTTTGGTCTTTTGTTAAAATCAGAAGGAGGCGGAAATACAATAGACTTTGAGGTAGAAGGAGGAAGTCCTTTAACAGTAAGACCAAATTCTGTTGATTTACCGGTTGCTAATAAGCTAGGATTAGGCGATAGTCATTTAATGGGAAATTTCCAACTTTTTAGTAATTTGGGAACGACCCCGGTTGCTTTAAACTTTGAAATTACTAGATATACTATATACATGATCTCGTTAAGATCGCCTGGTAACCATACAAACACATTTCTTTTGTCAGTTGACTATAATTCAAATGTACCTGAATTAGTTTTAAATGAGTTTATTGAAAACAATGGTGCAGTTACACAAGGACCTGCGGGAACATTTAATATTTTAATAAATGGATATGCAACTGCTTCTTTTAATTTAGTTGTTACCACAACAGGTGTAGGAATTGGAGATGCAACATTAGCAGCATCGACTGCTACTACAGGCAGCACACGATTGTATTGTATAAGACTAAGTAATTATTTAACATAATAAATTAAACTGGAGAAAAAGATGTCAATTTTAACGATTAAACAAGGCGGCACAGGATCAGATACAACATTAAATAATGATAGAGTTATTGTCAGTTCTGCAGAAACTTTGGTAGAAACAACAACTACTACTACACAAGTAAATTTATTAGATGGTTTTGCTTCAGTTAGCACAGGTACAGCAGATAACGATAAAATGGTGACAAAAGGATATGTTGATGATCATGATGTTATAGGGTTTCCAAAAAATAAAATTTATTATGTTAACTCAGCTGGATCAGATACAAATGACGGGAAAAGTGATGAAACCCCTTTTGCTACTTTAGCTAAAGCAATATCTGAAGTTAATTTACAAACTCCTTCTATAACTAATCAATTTGAAATAAGAATCATTGGTGGAATGAGTATAACTGCTGATTTTATTATTCCTGAATATACTGTTATTAATGCCCCATCAACAAGAATTAATTGTGAAGTTGTTGGTTCAAATGGAAGCTCTTTGATCTTTTATGGAGGAGCTACTGGTAAAGTAGGAGGATTAAATTATGCATTTTCTAAAGATTCGGGGGGATTACCTTTTTATATAAGAGCTTTAAATAGAATAATCGCCTCTGAAAGATTAGTAGGAGGTAATAGTGCTGGATCTGAAATTATATTGGATGCACCTGGAATAGATTGTAATTCTTTAATTCTTGTAAGTAATAATACTGGACCTATAGAGATAAATGTAGATGGAGATATTTTAAATTCAGGAGGATTAGAGCCTATAATTTTTCTTGTTAGCGGAGGTGGTGACTTATTTATACGAGCCAGAAAAATTATAGATACAACCTCTGGCGCAGGGTTGCCTTCTTTATATTCTAATTCAGGGGCAAAAATTTCTCTTCGGGTAGAAGAATATTTATGTCCTAATCGTCATCTTTATGAGCTATATAATTCTACAATTTTAGATGTAGTGACGAATAAATGGGAATTAACAAATACATCAAATTATGCTGATAATACTTGCAAAGTGAATGCAATTATAACTTCTGCAAGTGCATCTAGAAATTCGCATACGTTTACTAATTTGAGCACTTTTCAGCGAAACATATTTACATTTGATCCAGCTTCTGTTTATATTATAACTGTTACAGCCCCTAACAACAGTAGTAATACTTTCTTTTTATCTATAGATTATAACCAAGTTAGTGGTGGCTATATTTTTAGTGATTACAATGAAAATGATGGCGCGGTTATAGAATCGCCAGCAGGTACTTTTAATATAACTATTAACGGTTATGGTTTAGCTTCTTTTAATTTAGTTATAGGAACGTTAAATGGGCATGCAACATTTGCAGCAAGTACGGTTACTACAGGAGATACAAAACTTAGTATTATTAAACTGAGTAATAATTAATTATGCGCTCATTAAACCCTAAAGATTTGCAATATAGAATACGTTATGAAATCAAGCGTTTAGGTATGTGGAGTTTGGCTGCTGAATATTTATTATTAGGAACGGCAGCTCAAGAATCACATTGTGGTAGATGGCTTGAACAAATGGATAATGGTCCAGCAATTGGGATATTTCAAATGGAGCCAAAAACTTATTTTGATGTCTTGCAAAATGTAGTTCCGGCTTTTACTAAAAAAACTGGATTTAAAAAATCAGATTTTCCTGAAAATCCAGAATTTTTAAAATATGATATTAACCTCGCTATTCAACTAGCTAGATTTTATTATGCTAGATTTTCTGAACCATTACCTTTTCCTAAAGTAACTGCTCTTGGTAGATATTGGAAAAAATATTGGAATACCTCAAAAGGCAAAGGTACTGTTGAGGAATATGTTAAAAATTTCCCTATAATTATTGTATAAATCTTATATCTTTTTTAAGCTTTCTTTCATATAATTAAAAAGCTTCAATATGTTTCAGATAAAAGGAGGTGCTACATGATAGATGCTATTGCGTCTGTAATTGGATTAGTGGTGCCTCCGGCATTCGGTCAGTCTGGGGCTATAGCTCAGCTGGGAGAGCACTTGCATGGCATGCAAGGGGTCGGCGGTTCGATCCCGCGTAGCTCCACCAAGATACGTCTCCATCGTCTAGAGGCCTACGACACCGCCCTTTCACGGCGGCAACACGGGTTCGAATCCCGTTGGAGACACCATATTTGCTTCAATATGTTTCAGATAAAAGGAGGTGCTACATGATAGATGCTATTGCGTCTGTAATTGGATTAGTGGTGCCTCCGGCATTCGATTTTATAAGAAAAAAATTTTTAAAACCGAAAGCCGATACACCAGAAGCTACTCTTTCAACGCTGGCAACCACGAAGCCAGAAAAAATGGGAGAGTATATCACCTCTTTAGCTGAACTTTTAAAAGCCAAAACTTCTTATTTCAATCGAGATGTAATAGGAGAACCCAGTAAATGGATAATAGATCTAAGAGCTTCTATAAGGCCTAATTTCGTATATATAGCCATGATTACACGTATTATTGGAATAGCGATGGGATGGCATTTTGATGAAGGTTATAAGGCTATGATGGATATGTGCTGCACATCTTGGTTTTCATCCAGGTGGTTTAAGATTTGAGGTTTAGCCGGATAAGCAAAGGATTAACATGGAAGTTGCCGGCTTCTCCTCACTTGTGGAGGTCATTATGAGTGAAAAATTAATATCCGAACTAAAAATAGGGAATAAATATATAAAAGAACAAATTACTTCAATTTCTGATTCTTTAGATAATATGAATTTAATTTGGCATAATCATGATGTTCAATTGGCAAAAAACAATTTAGCAATAAAAGAAATTCACAATAAAATAAAAGAAATCCAATTTTTAATGGATAAATCAGGTTTTGGCAATTTTATTAAAGAAAATTGGTGGAAAATTGGTGGTTTTTTGCTTACATGGATTATTATTATCGAAAAAGTTCATTCTTAGATAATGGTGTATGGAAATCAGGCTCGCATTGAAAACACATTCCATTAATAATTTCGTTTTTATCATTCAAAATAATTAATCCATTTTCATCTTTAATTATCTCTCCACATAATTTGCAAGAAACTTTTTGCTTTATTTCATTTGGTAATTTTATAGTTAATATTGTTAAATCGCTCAATTTTGGATCTCCTTGTGTAGGAAATATTCTATTGTATTTGTAAGTTTTTTACCATCCTGCTGATTTTATTCTTGACAAGGCTGGATGTACTTTTTTTGGTCTATAAACTTCATGTTTTTCAGTATTAAATTTTGCATCCATTGTTAACCTAAATGCTTGAAATCTAGTAATTAATTGTTTTTTAGGCCCAGTTAAATGATTTAAATTTGGAATGTTGGGTTTTTCAAAAGACTGATAATTACTATTATCAGTCTTTTGGACATTACTTTCTCTTGAACTTTCTTTGCTTTTTAATGTTTGAATAACCTGTGATATCGATTTACAATTTCTTTTGAAATCTTCTTCTTGATGAATAAGACGGTTTTTATTGTAACGTTTAATTGTTATGCAATCAAGTATAGTATTTTTAAGGCCAATAATAATCAATGATACGATTAATATAGGTGCTAAAGCCAATGTTATAGGGAAAAATATTATTGCTAATATTGATAAGGTTATGATAATATTTCTTTTTTTGTTATTTTTCATGATTAACTCCTCTTTGTTAAATTGATACCCCTCCTTCATAAGAACAAGAAGTACATCTTAATTTTCTGCCGCATCCTTGATTTGGATTTATACAGTAGAAATTTCTTATTTCAAGCTCTTTGCCACAGTCTGGGCAAGCTATTCCAGAAAAAGACCATTCTGGTTTTTTTTTGGCTTGTTGTGTATGATCATCTATATATTGTTGTAAAGATATTAATTTAGTCATTATATTCTCCTAAGTTAAATATTCTCTAATCCATGAATTAGCAGCAAAACGGCCTGTATTTTGTTTTTTATGCTCTATTGATTCTTTAGCCATTTCATCAGTCCATATTATAACATATTTGCTTAATATGGGTCTTATTTTAGATTCTGGGGTGAACCTAGTGAGACGCCTTAAAAATGACATATCATCAGGTAATAATTCCATTCCTTGTTCACTACAATATTTAAAAAATTTTTCAATTAAAAAAGGATGTTTTTTTGCCATTTTTTTTCTTCCAAAGTTTATTCCCAAGAGTGTAACAAAATAGCAACCAAATTAAACCAAATCCAATTAGTTCATAAGTATGCATGTGATTCTCCAAATAATTTTTGCCTAAATTTTTTATTTAAGTTATATAAAAATTCTTCAGTTTCTTCTTTTTTTGCTTTAAAAGCTTTAAAGCTTTCCCTTTGTTTTGTACAACGATAAACATCATCGTTTTGCATTTTTTTTATTTCTGGATCTATATCTGGCTGTTGAGGAGGCATAAAATCTAAATATAAATGATATTTATATATCTTTTTTTCTATAGGTACTGATCTGTTAGCATTACGAGTATCGACTCTTCTATCTTTGTAGCAATTTCTCATATTGCTATGTACCCGTTTAGCCATTTATAACTCCTCACATGTTAATATGTAAATTCTGTTTTTATAATGATCAATGATCTCCATAAACGGGTTTTCTTTTTTCATAATAAATCTAAATTCAAAATTATCCCACAAATCTAATTTATCTATAAACATCCACATTTCTTCTAGATCTTTACATTGTGTACTACTAATTCTCATTTTCTTCATCATCTTCCAAATAAAATGGAGTTTGGCAATTGATGCAGTACATATCTCTATCATCAAGATTTCGCGAATCATGATAAAGTTTTTTTCTGAAAAATGCGCAGACATGTGGAGTCGGTGTAAAAATTATAACGGGTTTTTCTAGAAGTGGTTTTATTTTTTCCATAACTTTATCTCAACTGGGTATCTTAATTATTTCTCAGAATATTTCATGTATAAATCCAAATATTCTCTGCTCATGAATTCTCCATCTTTGTCTAATGTAAATTGCGCAAGCCTAAATTTATCTAATTCTATTTTTATATTTTCTATAATTGATTTATCATAATAATAACCATTGGCAACTGGTGTTCCTATAGTTTCTAAACTCGATACTAACGCATAAATTTTTATTAATTTATCTTTCAATTTATCTAAATCATTCATTTTTTTCTCCACATCTCTATTTTAATCGGATATTTAGATTCAACTAATTTTTTTTTAAGTCTATATGTTGACGTTTCATAACCTTTTGCGTCTAATATTGGTAAAGTTATACCTTTTGGAACTAACAAAAAATCAGAATAATGCTTTGCCCCTCCTCCTAATTCAAATCTAGGTTGTAATATAAAATATTCTATTTCACCGTTATTTTGTAATAATTTGCAATATTGATAACATTCTGCTTCTAATTTTGATCTAAAAAAAATATCATCGATTATATTAGGAGTATTGTGGTATTTTTGTGGTTTTGCATTTTTGCGTTTAGATTGCAAATTTGCATATTCTTGTAGTGTCATTCTCATTTTTCGAACCACATTGCTAAAAATGTTACAACTACAATAACTACAAATCCAATGATTACATACGTATGTATATTCATATTAATTCTCCATATTAATCCGCCGAAGTGAGTTTAACAAAACAGGAAGTTGGACCTAATTTTGAAACTTCGGCGGAAACCTAGTATATCATTTAAAATAAAATTGATCCTCCTTTGTTCCAGCTTGTATATAAATGCCCATCTGACTGGTATATTAAACTTCTTATGTTTTCATTTGTATTTGTTTCTTGAATACATTTATCGAAAAACGTCAATCCAATCCCATTATAATCATAGATAGATGGTCCCCAACATAATTTTCTAACGATTGGTGAATTAGTTGCTAAAAACTCGTCTTTTAACTTATTATACAAAACTTCGTTTGCGTTGTCTTTTATCCATTCTGTAACAACATTATTTCCAATTGAATGCTTAGGGTAATCAGTTTTTCTAAAAGTTATTTGATTCGCCTGAGATTCTCGTGCCAGTTTTATAGCATATGTGAAATTAAAATTTTCAGGCAATAATTTAGATACTATCAAAGTTATTCTAATAACTTTCCCCATTTGAGCATATTTAGACATTGTTGGTATCAAATATTCCCAGTCTTTAATATTATCAATTGAAAAAGCGATTACATTGATTGCCTTCTCCAAGCATTCTTTTATTATAGAGCTTTCTGATTGTCCCTTTTCTATTAACAATCCATTTGTTTGCAATTCTAATATAATTTGGTTGCTAAATGCTTGGCATATTAATCTTAATCCATATGGATTCAATAAAGGTTCGCCTTTTCCAGTAATTAACAGACTAGCTGCATTTGATCTTTTTACTAAATTTTCTAATAAAAATATATTTTTGCCAAATAATTCAATATTGTTTACGCTTTGGGGGGTAAGCTTAGATATACAATATGGACAATCTTTATTGCAACCTAAGTTTGGAAGGCTTACAGTAATATTATTAGCTAGCATATATCCTCCTAAAAAGGTAAATCATCAGCTGGCGGCAATGGTTCAGCATTTTTCGTAGGCTTTGATATATTAGGGTTATCATTAGGATCTCTAACCGGTTTAGGGGTATATATAACCTCTTCCGTTGCTTTATAAAACCTTTTGATAATATTTTTTGTGAATGTTTTTTCTTCCATTTGGCCATTTTCATCAGGAAGTGTTCTAGTATAGTTTTCATTTTCAATTAATGCTTTCATTGGCTTATTTAAAAACTCTACCATTTTGACTTTTGCATGATCAGGTTTGTTTAAAGCTTTTGCGATGTTGTATAAGCGTTGTTTAGCTATTCGTTGAACAGTTTCTTTAGGATGATATAAATTTACATTATCTGTTACTTCTGTTCCTTTAAACAGACCTTCTATAACTTTATATTTGAATACCAAATATTGGTTACCATTTTGAGATGTTTTTGGTTCTATTTCTTCAAGCATTATTTTATAAACACCTGGATCAGCTCTTTCAGATCTAGCGTCAGCTGGGTCTACTTCATATTCAAAATCAATCATTGTTTTTCTCCTTTACATTTTAATATCTTCATCATAATACTTTTCAATAGTATCAATAACGAACTTAAGATCATTAGGTATATAACGATCCTCAAACATTTCTATAGGAGATTTAGCAATTGTTGTTGCATCTCCTTGTGTTTGGAATACATATTTTTCGTCAACAATCTTAGAATGTAATACTACTGTACACATTCCTTCTAAAGTGATTTTTTCGTCAATCATCTTTCCTATTGTTTTAAGCTTCGTTTTACCCATATCGTCAGTAGTTGAATGAGCTAATAAGACAACGTTTAAATCAGGTCGCGCCATAATAGAAGTATCGATAACTTTAAATATATGAGCTGCTATTTCTGCAAATTTATCCCATCCTTTTTCTTCTGCTCTTCTCATAAATTCAAGACTCATGATGTATTGAAAGTCATCGATAATGACTGTCTTGATATCTTTGCGGTTTTCTCCTAACCACCCTATAGATTGGCTTATTTTTACATAATCATCAGTGACAAGCTTATTTCCTTTTCCCTCTTTGTTTACAGGTATAAAAGATTTTTTTACACCTCGAAAAGGGAGCGGTTTATTTATTACTTGTATTAAAAATGTTTTCTTTGGATCCATTGTTCTTATAGAAGTAGATTTTCCTGATCCACTTTCACCTATTATCATAATTGTACTCATTGTGGTTTCTCCTGTGGTTGATGTTCTTGAAAACTTATTGCTCCCAAGGCTTCTTGCAAAATTGTTTGCTGGGTTTCCATTTCTGATTTTGGTATTTTGCATCCAAAAAATCTGGATTTCGGGCGTTTATTAAGTCGTTCTATAATAGATTTTGGTTTTTTTTTGCAGCAAAAACATTTTAACATGTCTTTTCCTCCTATCTACTTTGCCATTCTTGGCCATACTCATTCTCAATATCAAAATGAGAGAATTTTCCGCTTTCTTTATGAAAAGCTATTTGTAAAAAATATGTGTTATCTTTTGGTTGATCTATTGCGATATAGTCATATGGCATATCTTTGTATTTTTTTGGTTCAAAGTTATGCTCAGACTCGGCAAGCATTTTTTCTAGTGATAATTTATCATTCATTGTTTTTCCTTTAATTCAATTTGTAAATCAGTTAATTTTTTTCTAGCAGTTTCCAATTCTACAAGAGCCGTTGAGACTTTATATAATAAATCTAAAAATATTTGTTCTTGTAACGTCGGTTTGTATGGTTTTTTTAATTTATATATTATATCTATAATTATCCAACTAAAAGAAAAAGCGGCCATGCAATCAACTATTAGATTTATTGTATACATCTTTATTAACTCCAATATAAATTGTACTAGTTTGTTTCGCAGGATGTGTAAAATTAATTTTTATTCCTGAATGCATTATTTTCCATAAAAAAATAGCGCAAACAACTCCTATAATTACTGTTACACACCCACAACCATTTGAATTTTCAGCCATGTACAACTTCCAATTTCCTATCTCCTTCTTTCTGTATTTTTTTATATATTTCCTCTCTGTGAACTGTGACAGATTTGGGGGCATTTACCCCTAATCTTACTTGAGCTCCTTTTACCATTAAGATTTCTACAGTAACATTATCATTGATAATTATTTTCTCACCTATTCTGCGAGTTAAGATTAACATTTTCCCTCTCCTTTCTTTCTAATGCATATACATTTTGATCATATTTGATCAGTTGTTTCTCATAAAACCTCATCTTAGAGAGTTGATTGCTCTCTCGACAGGTTTGTATTCTATCCTTAAGCCATAAGCGTTTGGATAAAAGCCGGTTTTTGTGTAGATTTAATTTGTAGTTTTCCATGTTGTTCTCCATTCATTATAAGAAGATAATAAGCTCGCCTCTTCTTTTTCTTCCTCCTCGTCTCCTAACATAAACTCTAGATCATCATTTCTGTCAGGAACTCCGTAGCGATATGGATCGCTTTCTATAAACTTCTCATATTCATACATTATTGTTGCTCCTTTAGATAATGTTCAATCATTAGCACTCGGTCATTTAATTGGCTTATCTGTTTTTCCATATCTATAATTATGTGTTTTTGCATATCTATAATTATGGAAAGCATTGAAATATCTTGCTGTATTTTTCCTTTTTCTACAGATTCTAACAAAGTATTGTTGTCCATTATAAAAACCTCCTAATTTCTTTAATAGTTAAATATTTAGCATGTAACCTTGGCATTTCTTTTTTAAATGTCTCTTCATCAAATGATTTGCGTTGTTCATGCTTATAGTAATGAAGATGTGTCCCGCTAGTATCAACCATTTCCTCTTTTTCTCCCATGTAATCTTTAAGTTTAGTTTTTAAGGAGTTGGCCTTTTTAGTCAACTCCTTAATTGTATTTTTTAGTTGCACATATTCTTTTGAATAATAAGCAACTATTTCACTAGCAACAGCATGAGTATGCTCGAAAGGGTTAAAATCTAAGTTATTGCGTGCTTCAAATTCTGCTTTATATGTTTCATAAGTTTGCATTGTTATTTTCCTTTGAATAGAAAGGTTTTAGTTAGTTTGTTTACTAACTCCAAAACCTCAGGTTTAAGACAACCATCAAACCATTGTGTTTGTTTGTCATTCATCATTGATCTTACAGTGGCAAACTTAATCGCTACTTCTAAGAAATCTGGCGGTATATTATTTTTTTCTGAAATTTTTCTTGCTTCTTCTGGTAAGATATTCATTTAATTATCCTCGTCACTTACATGTGTAACACTTGCTTTAAAAGCTTGAACGTCAAGCAATCTATGCTCTATATATTTTGTAAGTTTATAAGCATTTTTAGATATATCTTCTAAATCTTCAGTTGCTACACTAATTTTATGCAAAAGATTAAATAATTCTTGTTCTGCATGTTGGAAAAATTTTACAGTATCATTATACATTTTAGTTCTCCTTAATTTAATTCTGCTTGATGTCTATAGTAAAAATCACAAATAGGTTCATATAAGGCTATAGGAATGTGTACGCCTATTTTATGGCCCCAGCTGCATATATCTTCAAGATATTCAAAACAGCCTTGGCATTGATCTAGCCAGCGTTGTTGTTTGTTTGATAATTGTTGGTCGGTGGGTGAAATGAGGTCTTGTAAACGAACTTTGATGTTCAATTCTTGAGTAGTCATTTTTATTCTCCAATTTGTTAAACTCGAGAACATAATATAACATATGTCAATAAATGTCAACACTTTTATTTGCTATTTCTTTATTTTTATCTATCCAGTTCATAACTTCTTGTTTTTTAAACCTCAAAGGTGAGTTTTTTTTATGACTGATACGATAAATTGGTGGATAGTACTGAGGATTTCTATGAAGATTTTGTAATAAAGATATTCTGGTAACGCCAATTATGTCAGCAAATTCTCTAACATTTATTAATTGGTAATTCGATAATTCGTAATTTTGTTCCATTTGCTTCCTCTTTTTATATAAATGTCAACAAATGATAACAAAAAAACCCTCCTGAAACAACAGCAGGAGGGTAAGGAGTTAACCACATATGCCACTCATGAGTCTGATATCGCGTAAAGCATAAAAAGGATCAACATATATATTATATATAAGGTTAAAATTATTATCAAAAAAATAAATCTTAAAAATTCCTTAACTTTTAGGGGGGAAAAGAGTTAGAATTGCTTCCTAGCGCCAGTTAGAAGTTGATAGCTACTAACTGGCAAATCCTATTACTCGAATACCGGGAGTAATTATGTCGACAGAATATCAAAATACTAACAAATGTAAACACTTTTTTTACAAAAAAAATCAAGATCTCCACATTTTATCTAAAAACTCTACTACAAGAACCCAAATTCTCCACTTATTATATCTAATTAGGATGTTTTCGAGAAAAAGTGGAATTTGCTTTGCTCATAATGATACATTTGCTGAAAAAGTGGGGATTTCAAGTCGAACTATCCAAAGATATATAAAGAAGGTGGAGAATCTAGGTTTTATTAAAATCACATACGATGTTAATGGTAAGCATTATAGGACCATAACTATTACTTCTTCGGGAAATCAATTATTTACAGAAAAAGTTGTCACCCCTCCCAAAAAAGTTGTCATCCATAATATAAATAATGAATTTAATATATATAATATAACAACAAGCGATGATACCATTTCCAAAGTTAGGGAGAAAAAACCGAATCAAGAGCATGTGGCAGATCCTCCTGTTGTTAATTTGCCTCAAAATACAAATGAGTTGCAGTATCTCCACATGACTCTTGCATTTTTCCAAGCCATAGCATTTCAAATTAGAGAAGAAGGAACAAAGATAAGAGTTGAAGGAGGTAGTTTTGATGAAATTAGAAAGATTGATGCCCTCGAAGCTGCTTATTTGCAAAAAACAACCGAAACGCAAGCAAAAATTAATTATCTTAAATCCCAAGAAAGATTGCCAAAATTGTCAAGTTCGCAACTCAGGAGACTCAAAACTCTTTGTGAAACAATGGGAATAGGGTTTACATGTATAGCAAAGGAAATAATATTTGCAATTACGAAAGGGTCGTTGAGCGTTTGCAGAACAACTCAGAAAGCAATGAATTTTGAGATGGGATTTAATATTGCTTTGAAACTGCTTAGAGAACGTAGATGGACAGTGCCAGTGGGATATTGTTAAAATAATAATTTATGGAGAAGAACATGAATAATTTACAAAATTTTGAAAGTTTTTTACAAGGATCAAAAATTGATTATGGGAAATGTTGCAGTTGTGAAACAAAACCAGCTGTAGTTGTTAAAGCAGCTAATTTTCTTCAGGTTAATTTTGATGAAAATGGAAACTTCATTTCATGGGATACATTTATTCCTTCTTAGATAATTAAAAGCGCGGTGGTGTAGTCTGGCAACATACTAGACCTATACTCTAGAGATCCTCAGTTCAAATCTGAGCCGCGCAACCAAAAGATATGATGATTTCTTTTAGTTAGATTTTGTTAGCTAAATTTTTTTTTCTTAATTACCCCGACCGAAGCCGGGGTTCTACTCTATAGTTACGCGCTCAAACGAATTAAGAGCGTGAAATAATTTAATATAAATGTTGACAAATGTCAATAGTTGTTTATAATTTGAACATGAAAGAGAGACAAATGTTTTTTAAAATGTTAAATGATTTTGGGGAAAATCCTCAATATAATACTGATAAAACAATTATTAGATGTAAACGTACTACTGTTCTCACAACTTTATATTTTTTTAATGATAAAGGTAAATTTAAATATTCTAATTGCTATATTAATCCTATTTGTTCTAAAAAACTTGGATTTAATGATGACTGATCTAGAAAGATTTACCGACATGCTCCATGATTATGGTATTAATTTTACTGAATCTCATGAGGAAGATTTTATTTGTGTATATGGAAATCATGAGGATCAATGGGCTAGTTTTTGGTTTGTATTTAATTATGATGGGAGTTTTAAGGATGACTGATTTAGAAAGATTTGAGGAGTTTATTAAACCTTTTCCTAAAGATATAGGAGAGAAGAAGATAGATTCAGATGGTAATCTTTGGCTTCGTTTTCAGGATGCTTATTTTATTTTTAAACCAGATAATTCTTTTGATGGATTGTTAGCTGTTTGGGATGAGTTATTTGATGAAGATAACCAAAAGCGTTATAATCAAATGACTTAATAAACGGAGAGTTATCATGACAGCTGGAAGACCGACAGAATATAAGGAAGAATATTGTGAAGAGTTTGTAATAAGAAGAGCTAACGGTGAGACTCATGTTATGATCGCTGCAGCATGGGACACAACGCCTCAAACTCTTTGGAATTGGTCTAAAAAACACCCAAAATTTTTTGATGCTTTTACACGGGGACACGTGAAATTCCAGGCTTGTTACGAAAAAATGTGTGTTGCGAACTTTTATAATAACAAGTTTAACACTAACCTTTTTGCACTTTGGATGAAGAACAAAGCAGGATGGTTTGAGAATGCAAAAGATCAGAAAGTAGAGCTAGGTGATCTTGGTAAAAATCCAATTAAGAAGCTTATCTCTTTGTTGAAGGATGGTCAGTTATCATCTTCAGTATTCAAAGAGCTTGTAGAGACGTTCTGTAAGATTAATGAAATAGAGAAAGGAGATCAGTTCTTAGAGGCGATGGAGGCGTTGAAAGAGGTTAAGAAAGGTGAGTGATAAAATATACTAAGAATGAAATATGCACGTTATAACTATGAAGCTCGCAAAGAAATTGAAAAGATTCGTGCTTACAAGAGACGTAAGTGCGATGTTCTTGTTAACGATTGTGATGTTGATATTGGGTTATCTTCTTATCGTCCTTTCCCTACTCTTGCCAAGTTCCATGTAGATCTTTGTCCTATTAAATTTATCATAGGTCCTTTTGGATCTGGTAAATCCTCAGCATTGACTTTAGAAATTGTTAGGCATGCTTGTTCAATGCCTAAATGTTTAGATGGTATTAGACGAGCCAGATGGTTGATTGTTAGAAACACTTACGACGAACTCAAGTCAACCTCTCTTCAAATGTGGGAAGAATGGACGCAACAATTGGGAGAAATAAAAACCAATCGACAACCTCCTGTTACTTGGTCGCATAAGTTTACAGATAAGGATGGCTTGATAGAATTAGAAGTTATATTCTTAGCTCTTAACAGCGAAATACAGCTACGAAAATTAGGAAGCTATAATATTACGGCCGCATACTTAAATGAGGCTAGAGAGCTTCCTAAAGCGGTTTTACAGTTTGTTTCTTCGAGAACTGGTCGTTATCCTGCTCAACGAATGCTGCCAGAGGGAGCCACTTTCTGGCACGGAGTGATTGCAGATACAAATCCCCCTCCGGTTAAACACTGGATTCCAGAACTCGAAGAAGCAAAATCTATTAAATATAAAGATTCGGAAGGAGCCGAGAAATCAATTGATATTCAAGTTTATCATCAGCCGCCAGCTCTCCTTCTGGAAGATGGTCAATATGTTCCAAACCCAATCGCTGAAAATATAGATAATCTTCCTGGCGGCTATGATTATTATTTTAAGATGCTAGCAAATGGTGAGGATTACGTTAAAGTTTATGCGCTTGGTCAGTACGGCACATTAAGAAGCGGTCAGCCAGTTTATGCAAAATATAATGATGATCTACATAGCGTAGAAAGCATAGATGTGGTTCCTAATGTGCCGATTGTTTATGGAGTAGATTATGGCCGAGTATGTCCAGCAATAATTTGTTGCCAATATGTTTTAGGACAACTGCGGGTTATAAAAGAATTTGTTGGAGATCATATTTATATCAGAGATCTTGCTAATCAAGATCTTATTCCCTGGTTGCAAGCAAATGCTCCTAAACGATCTGAGGGTGTTAATCAAATTGATGACGCTCAAGGTTTTGACGACGTGGCTCAGACTGATGAAGGGCGAATGCAACTGCATGCGTTAGGGCTTGATGTTCGTGCAGCACGGACAAACAAGATAGAGCCCAGGCTGTCAGCGGTGAATGATATGCTTGGGCGACTAACGTCAACAGCTAAACCAGCTTTATTAATTTCAAGATCTGGATGTCCTCGTTTACGTGAAGGTTTTATTTCAGAATACAAGCTTGAAGAACGTCGGGTGATTGCCACGAAAGAATATAAAGATACTCCTACAAAATCTCATCCTTATTCTGATATTCATGACGCTTTACAATACGTATGTTTAAATTATGTAAAATTTGACGACGCTAACAGAAAACCTGTAAAATTACAGCCCTCTAAACCAAAAAGTATGTGGGTATAAGGATGGTTAAATTCAGTAAAAAAAGATTTTCGAAGGATAAGCGAAAAGATATTCTTTCAAAGGGAAAAGAGCATATTGGTAAATGGCGAAATTATTACAAAGATAATCTCACTTATTGGAAAGAATCAGTTAATTTCGCTAATGGTCAGCAATGGGAACAAGATGCAAAAGCTTCTTATACGAATGCTGGCAAAGTTATGCTTACTTTCAATAAGATTCGCCCCCAGATTCGACAGATTTTAGGTGAAGATCGTAAGTTTTCAGTAGATATCAAGCTCAGAAATGTTGGTGATAATTCAGAAAATAATTCTCAAGAAAAGCAATTACAGAAAAGCGAAGAAACATTAAGAGGATTGGTTCGTAATATTGCATATCATTCTAGAGCGATGCATATTTATAACCATGCCTATCAAGATGCTCTTGAGGGAGGATTTGGTGCATGGAGAATTATCGTATGGAAAGATGGTATTCATAATGAATTACGAATTGATAATGTTAATAATGCATTGTCATGTTATTGGGACCCTAATGCGAGAACTCCTTGCAAATCTGACGGTGAATATGCAGGTGTAATAACATTTATTTCAAAAGCTGAATGGGAAATGCGTTATCCTGATATTCCTTTTCCGGCGACAAGTGAGTTTACTCCTGCTGGTGAATTTAATATGGAATGGGGAACACAAGATAGGATAGCTATTGTTGAAGAATATAGACGTGAAAAATATTATATTAAGAAATTTATAGACGAACAAGGAAAGGAGTATTCTCAAGAAGATTTAGAAGAAAATCCTCAACTACAAGAAATGAATTTAACATCGAAGCGTGAAAGAAAGTCTAGAATTGTCCATTATAAATTTAGCGATCATCATTTATTAGAAAAGTCAGAAACACCATTTATGGATCTTCCGGTATTATTTGTGGGAGGCTATTTAAGATTAATAGATGGTATAGAAACTATTTATAGCTATCATGATGATGCTAGAGATGCTCAAAGAGAATTAAATTTTATTGGATCTGATATTGCAGAATGGTTAAAGATTACTAAGAAAACTAAGTTTATGGTTCCAGCTCGTCAAATTGAACGATATATAGAAGCATGGAATCATCCTGATAGAGCTGATTCAGCATTATTGTATGATCCTGATGGAGCTCCAGGCTATAAACCTGAGACTATATCTCCTCCTAATATGCCGGGAGATTTGCCAGTTCAATATCAGCGAGCAGAACTTGATATAAGAATGGCGTTAGGAAGATATGATCCTAATATCGGAAAGCCTCAGGATGCTCAGGAAAGTGGAATTGCTATATTTAATCAAGCTATCCAAGGTAATTCGACTATAGAAATATTTAGAGAGAACAGAAATTTCGCTATTGCAGAAACTGGCCGAATTATATTGAATGCTATCCCCCGCGTTTACGATGATACGCGAACTATTACTATCACAAACGATAATGAAGAAGATGAAGATGTAAAAATAAACCAACCTCAATTTAACCCAATGGAAATGGCTTCTCAATTCAATCCTACATTTCCTGAGAATTCTTTTTCCATTGAGGTTGATGTTGGTCAATCATTTCCTATGCAAAAATCTGAAAATGCTAGGTTAGCTATGGAGCTAATTAGAGCTGATCAATCTGGTAGAGCTTATCCTTTGTTGGCAGAATTTATAGCTGAGAATTTGGATACTAGCAAAGCATCTAAAATGGCATCACGCTTACGAACACTTGTCCCTCCTGATGTTATTATGCAAGAGGAAAATCCTCAGCAAGCAGAACAATTGCAGATGCAGCAGCAGCAAGCAGCTCAAGCGCAGCAGATGCAGCAGCAACAAATGCAGCAGTTGGCTATGAAGAATGCTGAGGCGGAAGTTGCTACAAAGCTCCATAAAATGATGGACGATCACACTAAAGCAATGGCGTCTCATACTGATTCGATGGCAAATATGATGAAAGCAATGGTAGCTAAGTATGAAGCTATGCATAAACAGTCAATTGCAAATGTAAAAGCTGGTGCTGAGATTGAAAAATCGCAGAATGAAGCTTTAAAATCCAAGTATGAACTTGGTAAGCAGGTTGCAGAAGATATGCAGCCGAGAATTGAAATGAACTTAGGAGAAAGATAATGGCATATAAAAACAAATCAAAAACACCAAAAGAGGGCCCTTTTATAGCAACAGCAAGAGCAAAAAAGACCCCAGGCAAAACTGTTAAAGTTGGCGGCACAGTTGTGATAAAAGGAAAGAAAGGTCAAAAGCCTTTAGTTCATGAAAAAGGCGCTCTTCACGAAAAGTTAGGAGTTCCTCAAGATAAGACTATTCCTCCTGGTAAAAAAGCAGCTGCTTTAGCCGGCAAATATGGACCATTGGCAAAAAAAGAAGCTATTTATGCGTTTAAAGGTGCTTTGGCAAAAGGTAGACAAACAGCAGAAGCGAATAAATCTAAAGAGCGTAAAAAAGCAGCTAATAAAATGAAGGTTTATCGCAATACAGACATGTAAGTGATTGACCATGATACGTGTAAGATTTATAATAAAAAAAGGTAGTATGCACCTCTAAGCATAGCGTAACTTCCACGCAGCAAAAGGATGGCTCATAAACTAAAGATGAGGTAAGAAGATGGCAGAAGAAATGCAGTCTGACAATTTAGTATCGACTCCTGATGAATCTCAGGAATCTGGGGCAGTTGAGACAGAAGTTAAAACAGCCGAAGATAGTCAAGATGGATCAAGTGTCGAGAGTAAGGCTTCTAATCTTTATGACAATAAGGAATTTAGAGCAGAAGCTGATAAGATTAGAGAGTCAACAAAGCATAAAGTCTCTAAGCAGTATGAAAAAGATCTTGCTGCAGAAAGAGCCAGAATTGCCGAGTTACAATCTAAAGTAGAGCAGATGAGTTCGCCACCTGACGAGGAAAGTGTTTACGATCAGATGTTAGGAGATTGGCGACCTAGAAACATGAGTGTTGATGAATATCAACAGCGGTTGCAAGAAAAGCAGCAATATGAGCAGCAAGCAAAGCAACAGCAAGAGATTTATCGACCCATGGAAGAGCGAACTGCTAAAGTAGCTCAAGCTATTGAGGATTTTCAGCCTACAATGGCCTCAGCTGTACAGAGCGGCGTTTTAAACCAGAATATGGTATTAAGTGCGGCCCAAGAAGATGGTGGTTTAGAAATGCTCTACGGGCTTGTCAAAGAGAACTCACCTAAATTAGTAGAATTGCAAAAATTACCTTCCCATCTACAAGCAAATGAAATTCTGAAGTTGACGTGGGCTAGGCAAAACATGCCAAAAGAAAAACCTACAGAAGCTGATGAACCGGTTGCTCCAGAAGTAGCAAGAGATAGCGGTAATAGAGATTATTCTAGTATGAACTATCAAGACGGTTACGAGGAGTGGAAGAAACAAAGATCTAGAGGAAGATAGATCACTTTGATTTAGTTACCTCTAGGTTAATGATTAGAGGTAATTAAAAATGGCTAATGAAATTTTATCAGCCGAAGGTCTGGGTCTAATTGGACGTGACGCGGCTTATGAGTGGAAAAATAACAATACTTTTCTAGCAACAGCAACCCGTGATTATGATCGAATGTATGATGCAAATGCATACTATAATCCCGGTGAAACAATCTATGTTAGGCTTCCTAACAATTATTTAACTCAAGAAGGTGATTCCGTTACAGCAAAAGATGTAAAAGAAGCTGTAACTCCAATCGTTCTTGAGCCTTTGCTTTCTGTTCCTTTGACATATACAACTACAGATCTTACGACTAAAGTTGGTATGGCAAATTGGAAAAAAAGAGTTTTGTATCCAGCAATGAGATCTTTAGTTTCACAATTGAATCTAAAAATTGCTTTAAAAGCAGAATCTCAAGTTTCTAATTATGTGGGTGACGAAACATCAAACATCAATTCATATGCAGACATTGATAACGCAGCTGCAAGCTTAGATGAGTTAGCAAATAGCAGAGCAATCAAAAGATATGCTTCACTTTCAGTAAGGCAATCAGCAAGTTTGAGACAATCAGCTACTTTACAAAACAGTTTTGTAGAGCCATTGAACCGAGAAATTACTTATACAAGTAAACTTGGTCGGTTAGCAGATTTTGATATGTTTGTTGATCAATCTATTCCTTATCATACAACTTATACTGGTGATAGAAGTGGTGTAACCGTAAAAACTACTGTTACAACATCTGGTACAAATACTATTGTATTGACAGGCTTTACTCCAAACGATCCTAATGTTGTATTAGTAGGTGATGTATTTGAAATTGCAGGTGTAAATAGTGTTAATCCAATTACTCTAGCTGATACTGGTGTAACTAGAAAATGGGTTGTCACAGCAAATGCAAATGCCGATGCTGGTGGAGATGCTTCAGTTTCTGTAGAGCCAGCTATCATATTTGACACTGATAATGCTCGCAGAAATGTAACAGCTGCTCCTGCTGCAACTAATGTTGTAACTTTCGTAGCAGCGCATCATGTAAACATGGCATGGTCAGAAGATGGTTTATGTGTTGTATGTCCTAAGTTGGCACCTTTAGATAGCCCCTATTCAGTAACTGTACAAGATCCTGATAGTGGTTATAGCTTAAGACTTTCAAAGTCAGCCGAAGTTCTGGATAACCAGAACATATTTAGGTTAGACGTTCTTTGGGGCGCTACCTGGCTTGATGATAGAGCAGTAAGAATACTGTCTCTATAGTTTATAGGGGGCAAATGTCCCCTCCTCTTTTTAGGAGAATAAAATGGCCAGAACTGTTAATAGATTGATCGAACAGTCGTTTCGTAAAGCTGGCTTATATACTCAAGATAGAAGTATTGAAGGGTATAAAGTCACAGAAGCATTGGATATGCTTAATGATATATTAGATGAAAACAGTTCTGAAATGTCTTATGTAGCTTTTTATGAGCTTTTGACATTTGCTATGACTCCAGGAAAAAGAGAATATACGATCGGAAGAAATCCGGGTAACGATGTTGATCACAATCGAATCTCAGCATTAAAAGAAGTAGCATTAATAGCAAGTGGAACTCGTTACCCGGTTAGAGTTATTTCAGATAGAGATTATTATTCAGTAATTTATTATGAATCAGCTCAGGGTCGACCGGCCTCCTGCTTTATTCAGAATGAAATAGGACAAACCAATTTAATTTTCATAGCTAAACCTGACATAGCGTATGATTGTGAAATAAAAGCAAAATTCATTTTGAGCGATCTTGAGCTTAATACTGATATTACAAATGTACCTCCTTATTTTCTTCAATATTTAAAATATGCATTAGCAAAAGAATTAGCATTAGAATATTTACCGCGTAATTGGACTGAGAGACACGAAACACGACTTAAAAAGTTTGAAGATCACCTGAGAGTAATGAACGATTATGATACATCCCTTCGTGTATCTGACGCCCTTATAGGACGCAGACAATGGTATTATAACAATCTAGGAGTTAAAACTTAATGGCCTTAATTGAAATACCAGTTGGCGGAGGGTATGGAAAAGCTGATCCTATGCAGGCATCCCCTGCCGATCTTTTAAATATGTATGATATTTCTACTCATGATGGTAAACATAAATTGTTTATTACTCCAGGCCTAGACTCTTCAAATGGATTAAATTTTGGGCGTTCAGGAGGAATAAGAAACACTTATATTTCAAGGTTAGTTGATAATGTTCAAGTTGTAGTGGGAGATAGAATAGTTCAAGTAGACCCAGGATTAAATATAATCCCGGGAATCACACTTACGACTTCTCAAGGATACGTAGGTATAGATGATACAAAAACTGATATCGTATTTGTTGATGGTGTTAAAGGTTATAGATACAATAAATCTACAAATATTTATACAGAATTGAATATAGCAGGATTTCCAAGTTTACCTCAAGATGTAGCAGCATATGGTGATAGGTTTTATGTTATTAAAGGCGATTCAAATGAGATTTATTATTCTGGTATAGATGATCCAACAGATTGGAATACCTTAAATAGAATTGATATTACAACATATCCAGATGATGCTGTAGCAGTACATGTATTTAGAGGGCGCTTATATATTTTCGGAAGAAGAGTAACTGAAGTTTGGGTACTTCAAGGTGGTGAATCACCGGTTGCTCGTGATGAAAGTCTCGTTTTAGAATATGGAGTTGTGAACCCTGGGGTGATTGCATCTGAAGGCGGTATCATGACTTGGATTGGCTATGATAAGCAGGGAATCACTTCTGTTGTAGCCTCTGAGGGAGGATCTCCGCGCAGGATTAGTACCCCAGACGTTGAAAAAGAATTCCAATCTTATGATATCGTAACAGATGCCAGAGGTTTCATGTATATTGAAAATGGGCATCTCTTTTATCAAATTAATTTCACTACTGCAAACAGATCTTGGCTTTATTGTTTTAATTCAAGAACTTGGAGCAGGCTTGCTTACAAAGACGAAGACAGACATCGCGCACAAACTCATGTGTTTTTCAATGGAAAGAAATATGTGGGTGATTATGAATTACCAATTTTATATGATTTTAATAATGAATATTTTTCTGATGATGGTGTTGGTATTAAAAGAAAATGGATTAGCAATATATTTATTCCCAATAATGGCGATCCTTTTTCTGTACAGCAAGTTAGGTTTTTTATACAACAAGGTGTCGGATTAGAAACTGGAAAAGATGAAGAACCAGCTCTTTTATTAAGGGTTTCAAGAGATAGTGGCGTTACTTTTGCAAATCAACTATCAAGTTATATTGGTCAATTGGGTTTAACAGATGCTCATACCGAATTTTATCGGCTTGGCTATTTTGAATATGGAAGTATGGTTTTAGAAGCAGAATTTTATAATCAAACTAATTTTGCAATTATGAATTGTTTTGCGGAGGTGACCATATGACCACTAAAAGCATTAAACCAAATATCCATGAAATAGTTAATAATAACCTTAAAGAACAATGGGTTAACGTTGATAATTGGCTTACTTCTTTACATCAGCTTGTAAGAAATGGTTCGCCAATAGATGCGGCTCAAAAAGTGGTTGCAGCAAATGGAGTTAAAGTAAAATCAGATTATAAAGAATTGTTAATAAGAATTGAAAGCTCTACAGGTTCTCCAATTACTATTACTGCTAATCCCCAAATTAGCCAAGGTGGAATTGATGGCCAACGAATTACATTAGAAGGTGCCAGTGGAACTGGTCATGTAGAGCTTACAGACGGGAATGGATTGAAATTAGCGGGCGCAGCAAGTTTCAATTTAGAGTTAAATGATATGCTTACTTTAAGATATAACAAATCTCAAGATTTATGGCTTGAAGTAAGTAGGTCTAAAAATACATGAGGTGATATATGTCATTTTTTGCAAATATTTTAGGAACCACACCATATCAAACAATGGAAAAAGGATATGGACAAATTATTCCAGGAATCCAACAGGCTACGCAAGCATCTTTAGGGTATTTATCTCCATACCAGCAGGTTGGGACAGAAGCCACAAGTGATTTATACAAGCATCTTCAAGGAATGGCTGATCCTAAGGCATATTTACAAAGCATTTTGTCAGGATATCAAATGTCTCCAGGAGCCAAATTTCAAGAACATGAAGGCACTCAAGCATTAATGAACAAAGCAGCAGCTCTAGGATTGACAGGCTCTGGCCAAGAAGCTAAAGATATTGCGCGTTATAGTCAAGGTTTAGCTTCCCAAGATATGCAGCAATATTTGCAAAATGTGCTAGGAATTGGGCAGCAGTATATGGGAGGAATGCGCGGACTTGGAGGAATGGGATTGCAAGCAGGTTTAGGAATGGGTAGAGAACAAATGGGTGGTGCAGAAGATATTGCAAGAATCCAAGAACAGCAAGCAATTGAGAAAGCTCGGGAGGAAGCCCAAAGAGAAGCCAGCTTAGGAACATTGGGTTCAGATATTGGAAAATTTTTTGGAGGACCTATAGGTGGTGCTTTAGGTGGGTTATTAGGTGGTTTATAGGAGAAGATTATGGCATTTATACCAGCAGGATTAGATCCAAGATCACTTCCTATTGCTCCAGGGGGAGCTTTAGGAGCAATGTTAAGAGAAACACAAAGGCAACGTCAAATACAGCAGCAACAAGAGATAATGCAACAAAAAAGGCAAGAACTTGCCGCTAATTTAGCACGAGCCCAAGCTGCTACTCAATTAGCTCAGGCACAGACCCATAAAATGGGATTGCCTTATGGAGGGCAAATTCTTCCCGGACCAGCAGGAATATCACAAGCCATGGAAATGTTGAGATTACATGAAGGAGAAAATAGCCCAACATATCAGGATGCGAGACGCGCTTTTGATGCTATGATGTCTGAAAAAGCTGGAAAAGGGCAATATTATAAATCAAATGTTGCCTTAAAATATATGCAACCTCTTTTAAAAAATCAAATGGTGCAAGGTTGGCAGCAATATAATTCTCAATTGCAAAAAGCTGGGCACAAATCAATTTCTTTTGATGATTATTATCAAATGCGATATCCAGCATTAAATCAATCCCCAACAGCTTTACATGCAATTGTTGGAGTAAAACCAGCTGGTCAAACTGGGAATATAGTTCCTCCTGTTCAAGCTACACAACAAATACAAGCAGGACAATCACCAATCGCCAAAGCAACTCCTCCTGCTGCGATTCCTAATGCGCTGCCGCCGATGCCACCAGAAGATTATGATAGGCTCGCCAATCAAACCGCACAAAATGTAAACAAACTAACTACAGATCCTGGGCTTAGACAACGAATACGTTTTGGCGCTCAAGCACATCAAATATTCAGAAGATTAAATACTCAATTACCATTAATAGCTAAATATTCTGGACCGAAGGGGCAAATATTGTTGGCTGAAGACAAAAAAAATGCTTTAAAGGGACAAACCACCCCATCGTACCAAGCGTATCAGAATTACTTGGCTAATACTGACGCATTGGCTTCAAATTTAATTACTTTTTATAAAGGTTCGATAATGCCTGTAAATGTAAAAAGATGGTTAAATAATTTGCGTCCGGTTAAGTTTTTAAGTAATCCACAACAGGTATTGAATTCTCAAGCTGGTGTAGAAGATTTATTTGATAGAGAATTTAAAACAGATTTAAGAGCTGCTAATGATGCAAAATTTTATCATCAACAAAGACAACCTTTGTTACAAAATTTAAAGCAACAAACTAAAAAGCCAACGCCGCAACCAACTGTAGTTAAACAGCAACCCACAACAGTAACATCTTTTGTAAAAATGAAAACACCTGAAGGTAAGACTATTGAGGTTTTAAGTTCAGATGTGCAGAAAGCTATTAAACAATATAAATTCAGGAGAATATAATGGCAAATAATTCTTATCCTGGCATAACGACAAGAGAAGTTCAAGATACTGGTCCATATCCTGGTATAAAAACTAGATCAATTCCAACTTTAGGGGAAAAAGCCGCTGCCTACGGCCTAGGAGTATTGCAAAGTGGCGTGAAAGCTGGACATGCTATTAACCAATTGGGGACATATGCCTTAAATAAAATTTTAGGAACTCATTTGCAATCTCCACAAGAATCAATGTTTGCCATGACACCTAAATTACAAGAATTGCCAGAAGCTAAATACGGAGAAATGACGGGGGATGTTTTAACTACTACCTTACCAGGCGCCGGAGTAGGAAGATTTGCAGAAGAGGCATCTTTGATTCCAAGAATGCTTGCCTATGGAGGTGCTGGCGCAGTTACAGCAGAAGGAGGGGTAATCCCTCGTACGGAAGCTGCATTAATGGGTGCTGCTGGAGGAGCCGGAGATTATTTATTAGGAATATTAAGACATGCACCTGCATATTTATCTGATGCAGCTTTAGGAAGGTTAATAAAATCTGCAGCTACAAAGCAAAAGGGGTTAGCCAGAAAATTATACGGAAATGTTTTTAAAGGGACTGAAAAAGAAGCAGTACAAATGTCTCCAGAAAGTTATCAGAATTTGCAAAGTCTCTTAGATGAATACAAAGGAGAAAGGCCAATAAAAAGAGCCTTAAATACTTATAATGAAGACCCTTCGATTGAAAATTTACATCATCTTAGGAGTGATTTAGATAAATTAAAAATAAAAACTAAAGCTAGAGTAGATCTAGGTAGTGGTGATAGAACCGATGCCAAAAGAATTGATATGCTTGATGATACTATAAATTCATTAAGTGATGATGTTGGTAGTCATTTAGGTCGTATTTCTGAAGGAAAATATAATCAATATGAACAAGCTGCAGAACATTACAGACAAAACGTTGTTCCTTTTAGAGAGTTTAAAGCATTGAGAGATCTTTTAGGAGAAAAAGGAAGTGTAAAAGGAATCAGAAGGGCTATTAGTGGATATGAAATTCCTGAGGCAACATTACGGCCTGCAACAAGAATTAGAAAAATTACTGGTCTTTACCCTGGACCATTAGGTGGGAAGCCGGCTTTAAAACAATTTGCTTGGAAAGCAGCATTACCAACTATAGCATATTTACTAGGTAGAGATGTTATTCCAAGATATGAAGGAGAACTTTAATGGCAGTAAATTATACATTAATAGGAAGTCTTATAACTGAATTAACAGATCCTATGACCGGGGAATTAGTGCAAGGAGGTTATCTTTATTCATATAAAGCTACTGACCATAGTACTAAAAAGAATATTTCAAAAATTGAAGACCCCACAGATCCTTCAGATTTTTATACTAATCCTATTGAGCTAGATTCTAGTGGAGCAATTCCAGATCCTTATGTGACTTATTTTGCAGATGATGAATTATATTATTTAGTTCTTACAACAGCAGATCAAAACCCTACCCTTCCTCCTGATGCAGGGAATATTTTAAGAACTTGGGATAATTTTGGACCTAGTGAAGGACCAGGGCCGGTAGTAGACGAAGTTGATTTTACCAATTATGCAGTTATTGCAGATTTTGCTCAACCTATCAAACCTAAATTTGAAACCTCACAAATACCAGCTGGAGATACTAAAGTTGCATTGGCAAATTGGTATTATAAAAGGAACAATACAAATGCAACTCGAACTTTAGAATTTGTAGCTTTTGGAATTGGCCAAACAACAGTACCAGGAAATCCTATAAATTATTTTAGTCAAGAAACGACAACTGGTGGTGCAGGTGAAAATGAAAATGATTTTATTATAAGAATCAATGATGTAAGAAGTTTTTCTGGAGAAACTATTACACTTGTCTTTTATGCTCAAACTTCTTCAGGAACTCCTCTCGATGTTGTTTACACACAAAACTTTGGAAGCGGAGGGTCTCCGTCAAATACTAAAACTCCAGCGTCTGGAATTACAATAGCATCCTCTTGGACCAAATATGTTGAAACTTTTACAATTGATTCTGTAAACGGTAAAAGTATAGATTTTAGTACAGAAAATTATCTAGATGTTGGTTTTAGATTTCCTCCTGGAGTAACAAGCCAAATGGATATTGCGCGAGTTCAAATATTAAGAGGACCAGATGAACTAGAATACAATTATTTGCCTACCGGTTATAGTAATGCAGAATCAGTTGGTTTAGGAATTCCTGAATTACCGATTTCTATAGTTTCAACGGCAAATAAAAAATATTTATGTACTGATGAATTAGGTAATCTTACGTGGGAACAAGTTATACCAGCTGGTACCGAAGTATGGTGGCCTACAGATACTGCTCCAGATGGATGGCTGCCAGAACATGGCACTACGCATTTAACTGCTTTATATTTAAATTTGGCTGCTGTTATAGGAAAAGATTATGGTTATGAATATGGAGATGCGACTGTTGTAACGGATACCGTAACATTTACGGCTAAAGAAAATGGAAGTGTTGCAGATGCAACAGCCGGTACTTCTGGATTTACAGTTACCGTAACACAACAAGGAACACCTTCATTACCTGAAATATTTACAATTCAAACCTTACCAGCAACATCAATTACTCCTGGTTCTTATTTTGATTTTGAAGGAATTGATAATGGGCTTTCTGTAGAGCAATTTTATGTATATATGGTCATAAATAATTCTGGAGTAGATCCAGCAATAGGTGGAAAAGTTGGGGTGCCATTGATTTTAAACGGCACTGAAACAAATGTAGAAGTTGCAGCAAAACTTAAAACTATTATGGATCCTTTATATTTTGCTTTACAAGATGCTCGTGGATGGTTTGTTAGAAACTGGTCAAATGGAAGAGCTGGGATAGATCCTGACAAAGACACACGTGGAGATAGAGGTGATGGGACAACTGGAGATAATGTTGGAACTGTTGAAGAAGATGCTTTACAACAACATACACATACAGTAACAGTTTTTGATACTACTTCCCCTTTGATTTTTCAAGGTGGTAACACTTTCAGAGATTTTCCTGGTCCATCAACTGGAGTTGATTCACCCGGAAGAACTAGCTTGGAAACTAGATCTAAAAATATTTATAGAATGTTAATAATTAAAACTTAGGAGAAAAAAATGGCGGCAAAAACTTTAGATCCAAATGTAATTAACAATTCGATTGGATTATATATAACTAAATCAGGTCAAGTTGTTTTAGATACCGATATTGGTGAATTAGCAACTTGGGTCAAATGTACAACTGCTGGAACGATACGCTGGTATAATAAATTTACAGATGAAACTGGAAATTGGATTTTAGAAGCCGGTGAAGGTTGGCCTATAGGGTTCACTCAAATTCTAAGTGCCGGAACAACAGCAGGCGGTTTATATTGGGGTTCAACTGGTACCGATTTAGGAAGGCCTCAATAATGAAAACACCACATAAGTTTATGTTGGTAAATCGTTTATACCAACATGTTATACAAGTTTTGTTCAAAGAAACTGAAGATGGCAATAATAAAATAACTGAAGATGGTGATAACAAAATAACAGAAAATTCAGACTATTAGGAGATAGAAATGGCCAATGTAAAAACTAGTGATTATAATCCGTTGCCGGGTGGCATTATTGATGCAACATGGTTATTTGATATTGCTAATGCGGGAGTGATCAACTATAAGGGAACAGCTGAAGAAACAAGAACATTTGTAAATTCTGGTGTTACAGGCGGTAAAACTATAACTGGTGGTACTGCAGCATCAGAAAATTTAATTTGGGATTCCACTTCTGATGCAACAAAAGGCGAGATTCAAATAGCTGACGGATCAACTCTGCATGCTAATACGACTAATTATGAAACTTTAGTTACTGATAATAATGATATTCCAAATAAAAAATATGTTGACGATGCAGTCGCTACAGAAAGCATTTGGGATAGAACT